GAGGCAGTGCCCTTTGGACAGGGAAACTATGGTAAGTTAATGGAGAAACTCCTAAATGGTAGCGCCGACTGATGAAAAAGTACGAAATATGCAAGCAGAGCTTCACGCACATGAAACCCAGTGTGCAGAAAGGTGGATAAGCTGCTTTGACCGTCTCGGTAAGCTAGAATCTTCTTTAGCCCGCATGGAGTCTCGATTGTTAGGAGTAAGTGGTGCACTTATAATATTCTTAGCCGGCTTAATAGTAACTCTAGCAACCAAACTATAGGAGAATTAAATGGTTTATACAAAACGAAATTTATGGTTTTACAATAACGGGAAAGAGGTATTTACGTTCGCAACAGAAGCAGAGGCTAATGCTGCTTATGTGGTAGATAATGGCTACGAAGAAAAAGAGCACTATGAAGAAGAAATCAGTTCCGACGAACAAGAAGTTGTATTGGACAGTGAAATCGGAGGCGAAGAGGAAGTTTAACGTTTATCCAAGTGCTTATGCAAACGGTTGGCTAGTTCGAACGTAGAAAGCGAGCAGCATGGAATCCTGGAGGAAAGCCGAGAAATGTTTCTACAATTTCTCGTAAGAGACAAAGACGTGCCCATAAGAAAGGTTAAAAGCGGATATAAGTGGGGTAAGTCCGGAAAGGTTTATCCAACCAAAAAGCAAGCTGAAAAACAAGCTCAAGCTATCTACGCAAGTGGATACAAGAAGAAAAAACGTGCCAGTAAAAAGAAAAAGCGTTAGGAAAAAAGACTCTCGACTAAAAAGAGCAGGCGTTGCGGGGTTTAATAAACCGAAGCGTACTCCAGGACACGCAAAGAAGTCTCATATAGTTGTAGCGAAGGTAGGAACTAAGATTAAAACAATCCGCTTCGGGCAGCAAGGCGCTAAAACAGCAGGGGCTCCAAAAGCAGGAGAGTCTGCTGCAATGAAAGCTAAACGTGCTTCGTTTAAAGCTCGCCACGCAAAGAATATTGCAAAAGGCAAGATGTCCGCAGCGTATTGGGCAGATAAGGTCAAATGGTAGCAGCGTTTACGCAAAGGAATCTTTAGGAAAACTTAAAAATGATTCTACACTCAAAAAATTGCAACAAGGAGAAGTGTAATGGCCGTAGAAATAGATTCAAAATTAATTATAGCAAACCAACAATCAACTACGCCTGATCGTGTAAATACTTTTGCTCCTGTTCGTAATGATGGAACTCCGGTAAAAAGAGATAATTTTTTATATGTAGGCGAGTACACTTCTAAAAATAGATTAAAAGTTTCTGATTATGAAACACTATTTTTTAATACATTTCAATACGGTATTGAAACAGACATTTGGGATACAGAAACAACAGGCACCTCTAGCGCAGCCTGGGACGGAGAGACAAATCAGATTTTATTAAGCATTGGTGGAACTGCCGGTGATAAAGTTATTCGACAAACTAAAAATGTACAAAAATATGTTCCAGGGCGCGCAAGTACTATTAGTTTTGCTGTTACTTTGAAAGCCCCTGTAGAAGGCATTCGTAAAAGATTTGGAATGTTTGATACAGAATTTAATGGTTTTTGGTTTGAAGATAGCGGAGTATGGGTTGACGGAATTCCTCAATATAATTGTGTAGTATCAAACGGAGGCACTCCTATTGTAGTTTCTCGAAGCAATTGGAATGGAGATAAATTAGACGGAACAGGAGTAAGTGGTATAGTAGCAGACCCTACTAAAATCCAACTTATTAATGTCTCTTATGAATGGTATGGTGCTGGAGAAGTACGTTTTGGTTTTGTTGTTGATGGCTACGAGTATATAGTTCATAGTCATCAAAATGCAAATAGACATACACTTCCTTGGGCACAAACACCTTTTTTACCTATTCGAATGGAACTTGAAGCCCTATCTACTGTAGTGGGAGGTCCTTTTACTATGGTACAAGGCTCTAATAGTCTTATTTCCGAAGGTTCGATAAGCTCAAAAGGTGTTGCTCAAAATATTACTAGCCCTATTACAGGCACTACAATGACTACTGCAAATACTTGGTATCCTGTGATTAGTTTACGATTAAAAACGAGCACTTTGAACGGTATAGCACTTTTAGATAATTTCCAAGTAGCAACTATTGATAATACTAATATATTTTATAGACTTGTAAGAAATGCAGACTTAGGAGTAACGGGTGCTAATGGTTGGTTAGATATGCCAGATTCAAATGCATTTACACAATATCAAACTTATACTGCACCAGGAGCAGTTATACCAGCCAATCAAGGAGTTGCTATATACAGCGGATTTGTTGTCACTGGGGGTGGAGGGGCTGCTATTAACTTAAGTAAAGATAGTATTTATCAAATTGGCAGAACGCAATTGGGAACAGTTAGTGATACTTATACACTTTTATGTGCTTCCAATAACGCAAATAAATCCGCTCTTGCATCTTTAACGTGGATTGAGCAAAGGTAAATAATGGCAATTGAAGTAAGTAGACTAGATATAGCTAGTGATATAATTTTAGAGTTACAATCTGAGACAAGGTTTCTTAAGCTCCCAATTCCTCCATATTTGGATTTATTGGGAGTCCAGCCACTCCCCTCGCAGGTAGCAATTATCAATGCGATTAATAACCCAAAGTACCGTTTCATTTGCGCAGCAGTTTCTCGTCGGCAAGGAAAAACGTACATTGCGAACATCATAGGACAACTAGTATCCCTAGTGCCTAACTGCAACATCCTCATCATGTCCCCTAACTATGCCTTGTCTCAGATTTCTTTTGATTTACAGAGAAATCTGATTAAGCACTTTGACTTAGAAGTTACAAAAGATAATGCAAAAGATAAAGTTATAGAACTTTCAAATGGGTCTAGCATTCGTATGGGTTCTGTTAACCAGGTAGATTCCTGCGTTGGCCGTTCTTACGACCTAATTATATTTGACGAAGCTGCGCTCGCAGATGGAAAGGATGCTTTCAATGTAGCGCTTCGACCAACTTTGGACAAACCGAACTCAAAAGCTATCTTTATATCAACCCCGCGGGGTCGCAACAACTGGTTCTCCGAGTTCTACTATAGAGGGCATTCTGATGAGTTTCCTGAGTGGGCTTCAATAAGAGCAACCTATAGAGATAACCCGCGTATGTCGGAAAGTGATATTAGAGAAGCGCGTAAATCTATGTCAGACGCAGAATTCCGACAGGAATATGAAGCAGACTTTAATACTTATGAAGGACAAATATGGAAGTTCAACTTTCAAGACTGCACTGCCGACCTATCGAATCTTGATACAAGTGAGATGGATGTTTTTGCAGGCTTAGACGTAGGATTTAAAGACCCGACCGCAATGTGCGTAATCGCTTACGACTGGGTTAGCGAGAAGTACTACCTGGTAGCCGAATATCTAAACGCTGAGAGAACCACAGAGCAACACGCAATAGAGATACAAAAACTTATTGATAGATGGGACATTGATTATATATACATAGACTCAGCAGCCCAGCAGACCAGGTTTGACTTTGCTCAAAATTATGATATTAGTACTATAAATGCAAAGAAGTCCGTTCTAGATGGTATTTCTCAAGTAGCTACAATTATTGACAATGATAAATTAATTATAGACCAGCTTCAGAAAGAGTCATTAATTTGCGTAGATGCTTATCAGTGGGACCCCAATCCAAATTTGTTAAAAGAAAAACCTAAGCATAATATGGCATCCCACATGGCAGATGCCTTGCGATACGCATTGTATTCATTTCAAACTTCGTCCACCAGCTTCTAGCGATACCTGGTCAAAAATAGTTATTGACATGCTACCTTAAACTAGATATAATTCTTCTAATGAAAACACAAGAAAACGAATATGCCTAAGTTAAAACGAGATATCGTTAAATATGTAAGGGACAAAGCCAAAGCAAAATACCAAAAAGCAGGTGAATGTAGAATATGCGGGGAAACAGAACTACTTGAGTTTCATCACTATTATAGCCTTACACCCTTGTTAAATGAATGGATGGCAAAGAACAAATACAATCCTGAGTATATACAATCACTCCGAGATGATTTTATAGAAGAACACTCAAAGGAGCTATATGATGACACTGTAACTCTGTGTCGCACTCATCATTTAAAGCTACATTCAATTTACGGGAAAGACCCTGCACTTGTAACCGCAAAGAAGCAGATAGTCTGGGTAGAAATACAGAGAGAGAAATATGGCTTGGTATGATAATATTTTCAATAGGGCTTCAAATAAAGAAGACCTAGAGGAAAAGCTAAATCCAGCACAACCGTATTATGACCATAAGACGGAACCCTCTCGCGAGCCTCATTTTTCTTATGAAAGAGCTTATGAAGAATTAGAAGTTGTAAATAGAGCCGTTAATATTATTGTAGACGATTGTGCAGAGATTCGTACTAAAGTGGGTTTACAGCATAAAGGCATTAGTGTAGCAAAAGGTGTTAAACGCTCTAGAGTAGACTTATTATTAAACTACGAGCCTAACCCTTTCCAAGACATCAACTCATTTAAACGTAATCTAATTATAGATTACTTAATTGATGGTAACATATTTATATACTTTGATGGCGTACATTTGTATCACCTGCCTGCCAGTAAAATGACTATTCATGCAAGTGATACCACTTACGTCGAGTACTACTCGTTTAATGGTAAAATAAACTATTCTCCTAGCGAGATTATTCATGTGAAAGAAAACTCTTTCTATTCTATCTATAGAGGAGTTCCTAGGCTAAGCCCTGCTCTGCGTACTATGCAACTGATTACAAGTATGCGTAAGTTTCAAGATAACTTTTTCAAGAATGGAGCTGTTCCAGGACTTGTACTAAAATCACCTAATACTTTGTCTGAGAAAATTAAAGACCGTATGTTAATGTCTTGGCAGGCTCGTTACAAGCCAGATGCGGGGGGACGCCGCCCCCTAATTCTAGACGGTGGCATTGAGGTAGACTCTATTTCAAATGTGAACTTTAAAGAACTTGACTTTCAAAATGCGATTGCAGATTGTGAGAAGCTTATTCTAAAAGCTCTTGGAGTGCCTCCAATCATGTTAGACTCTGGAAATAATGCTAACATTCGCCCAAATATGCGTATGTATTATCTGGAGACAGTACTTCCTATTGTAAGAAAGATGAACTTTGCCTTTGAAAGATTTTTTGGATTTGAACTAAACGAAGACGTTAGTGATATT